CTCTAAATCTTTTTGAACACCTACATCAACAACGTATGTTTTTGGTGGTACAAGGAATCCCTCTCTAATCAGAGTGCTAATCTCAATCTGATGTGAGCAATTAGTAAATACTCTTTTTAAACCTTTTCTGTCGCCACGATTAGGCGTTGCAGTAAAACCAACAATCTCTACAGATTCATTAGCTTGTCTTACTTTATCAATGATACGGACATATGTATCTGCTACTGCATGATGACTTTCATCAACAACAACTAAGTCAAAATGTTCTATATTATTAAGATTGTTTTCTCTTGATAATGTTTGCACCATACTAAAGATGGTGCTGCCAGACCAGTTCTTTTCTGTGCCATCAACAATGCTAGTAGAAATATTAGGATTAACTTTGGAAAACTTAGTTTTATTCTGTCTTACTAACTCATCTCTATGTTGCAGAATAAGAACCTTTTTGCCTGCTTTAAATCTTTTGCCAACCAAGGCAGATAACATAATTGTTTTACCTGCACCTGTGGGTGCAACTACAATTGTGTTTTTATGTTTATCTAGTGCAGTTGAGGCATCCTCTACTGCAACTTCTTGGTATGGTCTTAAAATCATGTTTGTTCCTTAAATGTTGGGTAGCTTTGCGGCATCGGTGCTACCCAAACCGACTCTAGCAGACAGAGAAAGCAGTCTTGCCGCTAGAAATCTAGTAACCTACTTTTGTGCCCAAGGTGGCAAAGTAGTATTAGCAGGTTGTGTTTGCGTTTGTGGTGTTTGCACTGGTTGTTGTGGTGCATTACCACTACCAATGTATTCTTTGCTATTCACAGCTAATGGCAGCAACATTTTATTTTT